TACAGTTCACCCCTTCTATGGGCCTCTAAGTGCCTGTAAAGCGCATCTAGGTATCTCTGTTCTGCGTTAGGGACTAACTGCCAGTTATTACGCTGTTTATACTTCTCTAAACCAGCCGTAAGATTACGAGCTACTTCAGCTAATGCGTGAGGTGGTACTAAACTATACTGAAGCTTACCGCTATCGTATTTAGTTCCTGCTACTTGATTGTCAGTAGAATTACTGGCAACAGATTCGGTGGACTCTGGCATACCTGCCGCTACCCACGCATCTACATCTTTTTTAATTGACACTGGTTCCTCCACTTTTATCCAAATAATCCTGTCCGCAAAACAGTCAGTTACATCCACAAATTCGTCACATAGTTGACTATATCCTTGACCTGCACAACCATTGCATCCATCGTCACAATCAGATACAGCCTTATAGCTAACATCATCAATTGTGGCAAAATCATTTGGCATTTGGATATCCTTCAAAACCATTGCTCAATACGAACATTGGAACACAGTCATCTAGAGCATTAGATACAAAGTTGATAGGTTTACGAACTTTATCCTGATCATCTTTAATAACAAACAAATCATATGCTGAGTTATACGTAACTGAGACATTTACATTATCCGCTTCAAACTTTTGAGCAGTAAGTACAGCAATTGATTCCTGCATGGGATATTTACTTAAGTTATTGACCGCAGTATCATGTAAAGCTTTTTGAGTATTGAAACCTAAAGCTTCTAGTTTCTGTAGCAAACCTAAACCTGTAACTAGCACATCTACTACACCGTCCAGTACTTCCACTGGATTATTGGTGCTAAGACCATCAGCAAGTTCTTTTAGTTCTTCTGTAATTAGTGAAAATTGTTTACACAAGTCTAAATGAGTAGCTGCTTTATGTTTATCTGCAATTTCGTTGAACGCATAAACGTCAATCTTAAAGTCGTCAAATGTATAATCTTTATGTGACATATTATTCACCTTTCATGTTTTTAATTTCTTCTAAATCTCGCATTGCGTCTTTTGCAGCTTCACCAGCATAAGCTAGTAAAAATAATGGCAAGATTACTAACCAAATCAAATAGACTACAAATTTCATTTTATGGTTTACTAACCATTTTACCCAAGGTCGCATATAGACTCCTTTCAAGAGACAAAAAAGCCCCAAGCCTAAACTTGGGGTGTAATTCAAATTGTTAACGTATTATATCACAAAGCAAGCATTATGCCAATAGTGATTGACGTTTTTCTTTTGTAGTTATTGTTTTACGGTCACGATGCACAGCACCACAACTATTACAACGAACTTCTTCAAACTTATTTAGAGAAGTTTCGGTAGTACGTCCTGTTGGAGAAACATCATCACTACCGCAAACACGACAACGAACTTTATCATCGTTATAGTATAGTGCAGCATTGAAGTCTGAACCAGCACGACCTAACTGGCGAGTACGTAAGTATACTTCGTAAAGTAAATCAACGTCTTGAGCGCAGTAAGTAACCATGTCGTTCATAGCTTTTACATCACCTTCTTGAACTTTACGCCATAGTGAAATACCACCAGTTGAAATCTTACGACCTAAGTTAAAGAATTCACCAATTGCGTCTAAGCGGTTGCTAGGTAATTTCAAATACTTCTTAACGAGTAATAGAGTATCTAGAACCTTGACTTGAGGTAGTGGAGGAAAGCCATTTACTACAGCACGAGTTTGCACAACCTTATGATCAAAACCTTGTGAGTTATGAGCAATAACAGCATCAGCTTCTTCATACAACTCAAATAGTTGCGCTACGATTCGACTGTCATCTTTGTTAGCAACTTCTTCTGGTGTGAGATAAATCTTATGAACATTTTGTTCACCTAACCAGCGCCAGCATGCACAGATAATCCAACCACCGTTATCTAAGATATTATCTTGAGATAAGTTAACTTTGAAGCGTCCAAAGGTAAGAGCTGTTGCAGCAGCAGTTTCAGTATCGAAAATCAATACACGAGGTCCATCAGTTTTGAATGCTACATCGCGTGGGTCGTATTGTAGTTCATTATGACGCTGTAGTGCATAATTTACACCACTCTTGCTAATCTCTAATAAGCCAGCAATATCTCGTGAAGATAAACCATTTGCGTTTAAATCTAAGATTGCCTTAATTGTCTCTTGTGAATATTTCATTGATTTCCTTTAGTATGTAGTGCTTGGACCAAGTGTTGGGCCTCTAACCCCATTTGGGTACGATAGTTGAAAGTCTGTTTGCTTATTTAACATTACACCTAGCTTGGTATAAAGTAACTCAGCAGCTTCTCTTGTGATCTCATAGTCAGTAGAACCGATCTTTAGCGTGATTCTCTGATTTAATTCGATATTGCTAATCACATTACCTCCTGTTGTTCTCTAAACCTTTTCTTAACCTCTTCGAAGTTAATCGGCTTGTAGTCTGTATGTTCTACACTTACACACAAGTAACGAGGGTCAATCTTACCATCCTTCATTACTCGATTGTTATGCAAGTGTCCGTGAATATTACCTTCATAACGACCTAGCGATTCTTCATGAATAGGCATATGAGTTAACATGTACTTGTCAAGATAGTGATATGCACGAATATCACGATAGTATGGTAAGTATTCCTCTAACCGAAAGATATCGTGATTACCTTTGATTAGTATTTGATCACCATTCAAACGTGAAAGCAATGGTAGAAATCTGCGGTTAATAACTACGTCACCCAAATGATAAACTTTATCCTTAGGTCCGACAGTTTTATTCCACATATCAATCATGTCTTCATTCATCTTTTCAGGATCATCCCAAGGTCTGCATTTAGTTCCGTCTGCCATAACGAACTTACAAACTCCAACGTGACCCCAATGAGTGTCACTAGTTAGAAATACCTCAGCCATCTACTACCTCACAATCTAATTTACGAACCCAATTTAGACAGTTCCATGAATTGCGCTCTCTAGTCCAATAGACAGCTTCCTCTTCACGTAGAACTTCGAATACTTCACCGACATGTTTAGCATACCATAACATTGAATCATGGCACTTTAATACCTTAATTTTCATATTACTCCTTTGCATTGTCAATAAAGTCACAAAGTATATCATAGCTAAACTGTTTTGTCAAGATAGCCTTCTGAAATGCTTTCTTACGCTCTACACCATTCTTGCACTTATCGCAACCTAAAGCATTCAATACCTTATCCTTATTAGATTCGTTCAACTTATTAAAAGCTGTATTAACTTTTTTAATCCAATGAGGGTGATGGTATCGATCATCATCTGGTCTACGTAAATATTCAGCAGATTGTTCTAAGAACGTAGGTAGATCATGAGGATACCAATAGCTTAAGTATCTTGTCCAGATATTCTCAATCTTACCTAACGCTGCATTAGACTGTCTAGCCAACACAGCACGAACCTTCATAGTATCATGGTTATGGTCTAGACAGTGCTGCTTAGGTTCAATTGGCAACTTCGTTAGAGCATCAATATTATTCTGCTCTTCCGTCAAAGCTTCACGAACCTTCTTTACGTCAGCTGTATTGTATAAGTCGATGGTCATAGATATACTCCACGCTCACCAGCAAATTGTACAAAGCTGCTATTATCATCCCAACTACGTTTCATGTATGCACAATCCCAATATAGCTGCAGCATGTCTCGCCAATCAGCATCGGTATGTTCAACACCATGACAATCTGTATAGTTAAATGAATCAGGGTACAGTTTCTTAAACTCGGAGATTACTACTTCTAGTATTTCCTTTTCAGTTGTAGCATTCTCTAAAGCTTTCATAGCCTTTGTGGGACCATACTTAACTTGAGATAAATCATAACCACAATAACCGTCAGCATCGTCACCAGCTATTGTTTGAAAAGCTAGAAACTTAAGACCGTCACCTTTGATAGTAGTCTTTTCTTTATATAAAGAACCGATATCAGGAATCATCTTTAATTCCCAAGGATCTTTCATATAATTAAGTACTTCAATACCTGTTGATTGTTGAGAATCTTTATCTATGCTACATAGAATTGGTTCGTTACCGTTATTTAATTCTTCATAGGATCTAATAGTTACAACATCGTCAACTTCTAGTTCTTCGATAACCTTAGCCTTATACTTCTTACGGAGATAATTGCGAGTATCTTCAAACAATAAAGGCTTGATCGTATCTTTACGATTACCTTTGTAAGGAGTTGGTAAAGGTAGATAATGTCTGTGAGTTTTACCAGAACCTAGATAAACTTCCACTTCATCTGCCCATGTAAACTCAACTAACTTATCTATGAACTTCTTGATTGTACTTAAAGTAAAATCTTTATTTCCTACAGTTTGAATATCTTCGATACTATAATCTTCAACTACATATTCATAATCTTTAGCGGCTAAGAATTCTTTAAAAGCAGTTCTGGTTTTAAATATTCTTTCTTTATTGGACTTGATATGCTTTACACAAATACTACGCTGTTCACCAGCTGCAGCAAACCGATAAGCAATCAAGTCACCATCAATGACTAGTATTCTCTTTCCCATTGGCTTCCTTTACTAAATAAATAAATACATCCAAACCAAGTTTACGAGCTTGTTGAATCATATTAGCAGTGCCTTTACTTTCACCATCCCAAATAGCAATGAGAGCATCTGCATACTCAGCCATTTGTCTATTTCGAATCGGACCAGCAGATCTACCATGTTGGTTCCAATCAGCAGGAAACGCCTCTACAGTGACATTATTTGCTAATGCCCATACCTCACCTAGTGTGTCAGCACCTTTGGCCTTACCAGAGACTACTTGACTGATTTCAAAACCAGATAACTTTACGGCTGTTTCAACTAATGCATAATTTGTGAAATCTCTTCCACCAGCAATAATTACTTTCATAATTCTCCTTAACGAAAAACCCGAAGGGTTATCCTTCGGGTCTTACTACATTAGCTACGTGAAATATCGATAGCTTTTAGAACTTCGTTAGATTTTGCGATTAGATCATCTACTTTGTTCTTTACGATAGCCTTGGCTACTGCGCTTAGAATAGCTGGATCGAGTCCACTTTCTTTAGCTTCGTCTTTAACAGCTTTAACATCTTCAGCAAGTGATTGTTCTTCTGTATATAGTCGTACTAGTTTTGCGATTGCTTCTTTACTTTGCATATTAATCCTTTTTAAATGACACGCTTGAACGTAATGTTAGATTCAAAACTACTACAGCTAACCAGCTATAGAAGTTGTAGGGAATGGCTAACATGGGAAACAGTGTGTTGACTGCCCATAGTGTAGCAAGAGGTGCAAAAATTACAATTAGTACAGCAAGTACAAGAATAGCAACAATGCTTAAAATATCTTTATTTGTCTTTGTCATCAGTGTTCCTTTATAAAACTAAAGAAAAGGGCCGAAGCCCTAATCTTAGAATGGTGCGTCATCTTCCTCGTCTGCTTCTGCAGCTTTTGGCTTTACAGCTTTGGCTTTAGCAGCAGGTTTAGCTTCGGCTTTTGCTGCTGGCTTTTCAGCAGGAGCATCGGCTTCATCATCGAATTCACTACCAGCTTCATACTGAGCAGTTTCATCGGGAACGTATTCAATCATATCGGTTACTAACACGTTCTTTAAATACAATGAACTTGTACCGTTATCACGAGTGAATACATCAATACTGATTGAACCTAACGAACCGTTAGCAGGGAGTTTGCTATTAGTTACATCAACTAAGGTCTTACCTACTTTTTCGAAGACTTTTGGTTTGTACAAATCAGGAACTGGCTTACCAGTTTTACCTAATTCAGTAGACTTACGGAAAGTCACAACCCAAATGTTTTTACCAGCGCCTTCTGGTGGAGCAACTTTGTACTTCTCTTCGAAGTCAACAGTCTTTACTTTCTTTACAGATACTTTAGCATCAATACCAGTAGCGTACTCTTCAAAAGCATCTACGGTATCTTCATCTACTAAAGCTACTGAAGCTTTCCATTCTGAAGGTTTTGGATCTTCACCAGCTTTAACATAAGCTTTAACTGGTTTGTTCAATTGAACATAAAGGAGGGTTCCTGTTAATTTATTCATATAATTTCCCTTTCAAGGACTTTATGGTTACGGACTAAATGTGCTTATAGCACGACTAATTACAACTTGCGTTGCAAATTCTATTATAGCAAGACTTGTACCAATTGTCAAGCTATATCTGGTGCGATAGGATGGAATTGAACCACCGACCAAGGAATTATGAGTTCCCTGCTCTCACCACTGAGCTACTATCGCTTAAACTTTCTCAAATACTGTGATTTGTTTTGTTGTAGGCTTGACAATGAAAAAGCTTCTCATTTCAGAACCATCGTATGAAGAGTAGTAACCATCAAATTTGATATGACAGTTTTCTTTCCCATCGTTGAATGAGTATACTTTCCAGTAAACGTTACCGTCTTCCTCTTCATCACCACCTAGTTCATCAGCTAAGAAATAGGTAATGTTATGTGGTGCTAAACGAGCTTTGATTTTGTTGGTAACGGTTGCATTACAGTAACCGCGAAACATGGCTTCCTCTACATCAGAGCGAAGCATATCCTCAAAGAAGTAGATGACCTTATCCGCTAAAGAAGCATTCTTAATAAGCTCGGCTTCCTTTTCAGCGATTAGTGTAGCAATCTGTTCTTTAAGAGGTTTAGTCTCTTCTTTTAGTTGAGTACGTAAAGTCTTTTTAACCATATACAGTCACCATTACTTGCTTAGGTGTAACGAAAGCCCAATCAGTCATTTCTGAACCGTTGTAGGACTGATACCATCCTTGGAACTTAACGAATATGACTTCATCGCCTTTAGTGAACTTGTAAACAGTGTAGAAGTCTTCACCTTCGCCTTCACCACCATGCTGCTCTACGCATTCAAACGCAACGGTTAAGTTACGTAGTTTATCCCCTAATTCATCATCGTCACCATACCCACAATCGATTTCTTCATGAAAGAATGCTGACTGTAGTGTGTTATGACCAGCTTCATCAAGTAGCTCCTTGACCGTATTTTTCAAACTCATACTTACTCCTTTTCTAAGATTGCTTTTACAGCGTTAATTTTGTCTGCATTAAACAGACCGAGAATACTAGGGTAGTTATCGATAGCAAAATCTCTAAACCAACCTGAGCATAATGTTGTACATACTTTATCCAAAGATTTAGTGTAAGCTAATCGATATGGGAAATCCCATTGCTTAGGTACAAGAAATCGTTCGATACTGATTACATACGTTTCTTCAGCTACGCACTTTAGTTTGTCTTCATATGAAAGTGTATTCCATAAGTCTTTCTCACACCATGCACTACTAGAATCAATCTGTAGCTGAGTATACAATGGTTTAGAATGAAATGCAACTAATTCATGCAACCAATCGTGATTATATTTCTTAGTAACAGCATCGTCAAAGAAATCTGTTACCGATTGTTTCAAACTTGGATTACCTTGTGGAAACTCAAATCTTGTGAGTTTTGTACGCAAGTCTAATAACATTTCGTCAATTTCACTGAATTGTTTACGGAAATCAGCTAGACCACCTTTGTGATAGTGAGTAATATGTTTTTGGAATGATAAGTCACGCCATAGATGACTACGTTTAATAATAGCTAAACCTTTAGGATTGACTACATACAATGCTTTGCCGTTAAATGAAAATTTATAGTCAGTTGCATACTGCTCAATCTCATGATTAAGTAAAAAATTAGGGTCGTGCCATTCAGTACCTTCAATAGGCTCTGCACTGATTACGTCATAGTCTGTGCTACTTTTAATTTTAACATCAGCATTAAACATAGCTAATGCTCGTGAACCAATCAACAAATTTTTCATACAACTCCTTTCGGTATACTAAGAGATATTAACACAACTCCTGCATGTAGGAAGCACTCGTTTGTTAATTTGACCCATACCATCACCTTTATCTCTTAGTATACCCTCAGTCCCTAAACTGAGATTATACTCTCTTCTGTATCTTGGACGAGAATCCTCAAGTCTTGAAATCCGTACTGTTACGCGACCAATTGTAACATGTATTTTACCCATATGTGGCAGTATTTGTACTCATATGGCGCTGAAGTGTGCTGCTAACTCTAGGGATCACGAGCAACAAGCATAGCGGGACTTATTTTTAATAAGTAAGTGTTTGACCAAATTAAACTACTTTTCAGATAGGAATCGAACCTATATCTCTTACTTAACTGGTGCAACTGGATGGACTCGAACCATCGGCTTGGTTTTTCCTCTAGCATTTGGTCCTTCACCCTGAAGAGGTTCCTGCTCTACCAACTGAGCTACAGTCGCAATCTGGTGTGTCTGGAGGGATTCGAACCCCCGACATGCGGTGTAGAAGACCGCTGTTCTATCCAACTGAACTACAGACACTTGTTTGTACGGGCTTTGCACCCGATAGTAGCTCAATCTCAGCTATGAGTTATTAGGGCGCGACCCTAACATGCCTAGATTATAACATAATATTAACGATGTTACGAATCTCTTCGATAGAAGTTTCTTTTACAAGCTTACCATCTTTAAAGACAGTCTGCAAGCAACCTTGAGCTTCTTGTTCTTTAGTTTGTTGATCATACAACACAAACTTACCATCTTCAAACTCTACTCGCAATAAACCTTTGGCAGATTTTTTAGTACCGTTATCAGTAATAGGGTCTTTGAATAACTCAGAACCTTCACCGTTAACTTCAGCATAAGTAGCTTTCATAGCAAAACCAAATGAATCACGAGTGACATATTGGTAAGTATAAGAGCCGATACCGAAGACTACGTTACTAGAAGCAAAACCTTTGGCTTTCAAACGCTTAAGAATCTGGTCAGCACGTTCTAAGGTAATTGAATCACCGTAGATCAAACCAACGTGTTCATCAAGCATCTTGAAACCTTCAGCGTTAACTGTACCACCAAATATATCCCACAAGCATTGTACTGCACCTTTTTGTTCAGGTGTTAATTCAACAGGCTCAAAACTGATAAGTCGGCTACCATCTTCATAGTAGTACTGTTTGTCATAACGATTCCATTCGATTTCTACTTTTGCTAAGTAAACTTGGTCACCAAAACGGAAGTAGTCCTCAGGCTCCATTTCACCCATTTCACCGTGGTCTGTTTCTGCACGTACACGCTCCACAATAATTTCCAATGCAGATTCTGCAGCTTCTTCTAATGTAGGCGCACAAGTAAGTTCTTGAATTTCCAAACCGCAGATAATCTCAACAGGGTCACCAGAATCAGGACGGAATACGACTTTGTTCAAACCGATAGCGTTAGGAGTACGAGCCATAATCTCAGGCTTTAACTCTGCAGCCATGTCGGTAATAACGTGCCAGAAATCCCATGTGTCGCTAACAATACTGACAACACCAGAAGGACATACTTCAGTAATCAAACGGCGAAAGGTTTCAATCTCTGATTCTTTACCACCAGCGCACATAACTGAGTGTTCAGTAGCAGGTACAGAACCACCGATAAACGTGTTTAAACCACCGTAGAAGGCTTCCAAATAGTCAATGGCAGGGATAGTATCAGTACCCAAGAAAGAGACTAAGTGACCGCTGGCGCTGGCAGCATCATTCAGACCGCTTAAACCACGATAGCTGAAGTCGTGACCTTGCCACAATACGAAGTCTAATGGCGCACCAGTTTCCTTAGCATATTGAGTCAGAATCTTACGATATTCAAACGCAGTAGTTGCTGTAGTGATTGGCTTCCAAAGTTCAGTACTAATTGCAGTCTCAAGATAGTTGGTCAACCAGAAGAATTCTGGCAATGTATTCTTGATAGTTAACACTGGTACTTTGATATCGACCAATGAACCTTCTGGTAAAGCCTTGATTTCAATTGGCAAGTAACCTAAGTCCCACAAGGCAGCAATGTGTTCAGTACCGACAACACCTTCACCAAGGGACATATCCACACGGCGCTTGTACTCAGCAACTACTTGAGAACGCGACTTACAAAAGAAACCCGACTGAAATGATTCAATCAAGAAGGATTTGATAAAGCCTTGTAAACCGAACATTACAATTTGTTCTGGCTTCTTATTACCAGCACTAGGTGCAAGACGATTAGAGCGAGGTGTGAAGTTACTGTAAATCATAGTTGTACCTTTAGGGTACATATCTTTGTGACCTACTTTGTAAAAATCACACGCTGTCATTGGATTAATATAGCTCATTTCAACTCCTTTAAATGATTGTCACAGAATCTGCAACAAATGGGTTCATGTTGTTGTGTACGTAGATTGTATCATAGAGTTTCAACAATTCATCTGTACCTTTAGAAAAAATTCCGTGTGTTACGTAAAGATTCAATTTTGTAATGTTTGGTTGAGTTACATTCAACATTTCAGCTAGAGATAGGAATGTAGCACCACCGTCACAGATATCGTCAACTACACAGACTTCACCTTTGATTGTATCGTGTGGATAACTTTCGTAAATTACTCTACCATCTAGTCGAACCTTATTCAGGGTAAACACCTGAGTACCAATAGCAACCTGATAGTGAGTTCTCACCTTTTCAGCTGCACCTTTATCTGGTGCAATCAAAGCGTCAAACTTAGGCAAGTACTTAGCACAAGATGATTGTGACATATGTTTGACCTGTACACCATAACCCATTAATACCTGTTGTGTAACATCACTGTGCATATCTTTGATATAGATATTGTTGTAGTGAGGGAAAGCTTTCAACATGTGACCAAACACACGGAGTGCAAAGCTTTCGCCCTCATGACATACACGGTCCTGACGACCATATGGAAAGTATGGAATAAACAGATCAATGTTTTCACGTTGAATACCTTGACTAGCTAATGCATCTAACATGTTTAGAGCAATAAAGATTTCATCTGATGTAGGCATCGTCAAAACAATCCCTACTTTTTCATGCTCTGCAATTTGTGGTAGCTTTACACCAACTTCACCAGCTGGAAATTTCCAACTCTGAAACTCAACATCATGACCGTTTACTTTTAAATTAATCATCTTAACTCCTTTCAAGAATGATCTTACTATAACACAAATTTAACGAATTACCAACTTTTCAGCTTCAGCAACATAATAATCTACGTCTACATCATCTGCATAATCATTGATATCGTTACATGTCTTTACATTCCATGCAGTATCGATACCTAATCGGCGAACTTCTGTATCACCTTCTAGTGGTGGCATAAGCTTTACTAACTTACCACCAGTTTTACAAGGATAGTACCTGCAAATGTTTTGTTGTGGAATTTCTGTACCATCTTCCATAACCATCACCAAGCTTGAACTACGTGGTACTTTTGTACGCAATAAGAAATCCCATTTATTCTTATGGTTAGAAATGAATTCTCGTACATCGGCACCGTGTAACATTGCCGCTTCAGCTGCCATTGGTATGACCAATCCACCTTGATTTTGATGCCAACCTAGACCCTCATATTGATAAGCACCTTTGCGCTTTAACTTACCATCTGTGTAAACAGCGATATAGTTATTAACGTCACGGATGATCATCTTACTGTACTCAGCATACTCAAGCTCAAGACCAACCTGCTTTTGCCATGCTAAACAAATTGTATCGTACTCTTCTCGCTTATCTCTAGGTAATGCAACGGTTACACCATCGGTATTGACCTGAATGATTTTCAGACCTTCAATTGTCAACAACTTCTCAGCAAGTAAGCACAATGATAATTGACCATTGATAGTAATAGACATTGTATATTTAGGGTCAAAGAACGGACTAAACTTGTTGTTACTATCACCGTACACACCGTTCAAGGCAAGCTTCAACATGGCATTTTCAGCACTACCCTTTGGATAGCTCTTACGCTGTTGATATACGTCCTCGTAGATATCACAGAAGCTGTTAGAAAGATGCTCTGGATATACTTTGTTAGCGATAGCGATATTTGGGTACATCGAACTAACGTCAGCGTCAATGATCAAATATTTCTTATTCTCAGAAGCAATCTTAGATTCGATACTTCCGTGAATACCACCAGTACCAAAGTCGAAGCGGAAACCATCTACGACTACGTTTAAGTTTTCAGCTACGTTCCACATTCCCCAATAAGACTTCTTAGGTACACGGACCTTCTTAGGCTTTTTACTAAAGTCAGGTGAACCATCTGAATCTAATGGTTGCTCCATTACATGATTACCTTCGTTGTCAAACAAATATTCTGTAGCTTTTAGTTCTTCAGCTTCAACCCAACCCATAGGATGCTCTTTCTTGAAAGCAGCAATATCTTGTTCTGTTGGAATTCCTTTGAACTTTTTCTTCTTAACTGTCAAGTTTGCGTACTTAGCTACATCACCTAGTCGATGTTCTTCAATATCAGAGAAAACACCTTTGGTTTCAGTGATGCGTTGTTTCTTAAACCATTCAAGAACAGATTGGAATTCTGGACGTTGAAAGTCATAGTACTTAAACAAACAGTCACGGATATCGATGTGAGCGCGTTTGGATTGGTTTAGGTGTCTTCTACCGTGATGGTCGATGCTGTAGCAACTACCGGGGATCTTTTTCTCCAACTCCATAATGAAGTAGTCTTTGCCAATCTTCGTGTCATTGTGGTTCAAGAAGTTCTTACCGTATTTAACCGATAACTCTTCACGGAATTTGATTAAACCAAGACTATGCTTATAGAAATCTAATGTCATCTTTACATCGTGAGCGTTGTACTTGATCAATACATCAATCTCATGATCTAACAATTCTTTACCAACGGGAAATGGTAAGTCTTCAATATTGTCAGACTTCATGTTGAATTCGATCATCTTCAAGCTTGTTGCACGAGCTTTGTTATCGAAGTGGTGAATTTTAAATAGATCAACCTGTGTAGCAAATGATTCATCATCTTTAACTACTTTGGCAAAGCCACCATCTTTCATACCGTCAATTTGCTCCATAGCACACTCGTAAGCATACTGAGCAATCTCAAGTCCATCT